ATACCAACGTTTATATGCTCAAATTTGTACCAAAGGTGCTTGGTACAATGAGGTACAATTGGTACAATTGTTAAAAAGCTAGTAATACCAACGAAATAAGGGGTCGCGCGCATGATTTTTTATATATATTTATTACTTATACAAAAAGGGGTATACAGAGGCCATGAGGAGAGCAAAGAAATCTAAATACAAATCAGTTGTAATCAAAAAGAAAAGATATTATTTTTATAAAATTACATGGGCTGATATTACAGGCGATGCCGGACATGCTTCTTCATTTGACTTCATGGGATTTATGCCATCAATTATGGTGACTCACGCGTATATGTTTTCTAAAGATAGGAAATATGTAAGAACGTTTGCTAGTTATGAAGAGGGAGATGAATTGTTTTCAGATCGTAATGTGTTTCCTATTGGGTGTATACTTAAAATGGAAAAGGTTACTCTTTAAGCAACTTTGTATCTGTAATTCTTCTTTCGTTTAATTCTTTGAGTCTTTTTATTTCAGCTTCACGTTCTTTGATGTCTGTCGCATTAATATTTACATTGTAATTAGTTTCACTAAATTGTCCTGTAGCCTTACCAATTAAGGTTTCATATCCTAGTGCCTTATCTATTTTGCCATCATCAACCAGCTTCTGTGATAACACCTGCTGTCTTCTAACATAGTTGTGTTTGGTTACAGCAAATGATCTGTTAACTTCTGCTGATCTTCTAGCTATGTAGTTTTGAATTTTAGGATTCTTCAACAGCTCTGATGCCTCTATCCTAGCTCTTTGTGGGCTGTACCCAGCATGCAGTGCAGCGTCCTGGTGAGTGGTTCTACCCTCATTAAAAATAAGATACTCGCAAAATCTCTTCTGCATCTCAGTTAACTCCATGGGTGGCTGCGCCTTCTTTTGAACAATATCTTGACTCATACTTGCAATATATATGTTTATGGGATATATATCAACCACTTATGGTATTAGGTAGAACGTTACAGAAAGCATTAGAGAAGTTCTTTAAATCTCCTGTAGTACAAGACGCTAGGTGTCAAGTGCTATTACCTAGTGGAGAATTTTTAGACCTTACAGGTGCAAAATTACTTGAAAATAAAATTATTGGTAGTAAAGAAACCCATAGGTTAGTTTTCCTTTGCGAGAAAGAAAAGTCTAAAATGGGCAAAGTTATTAGAATGATTTAGCACAGAGGTTACCCACCTGAAACCAGAGGCTAAATTATATAATGATCTTAAAAGAAAAGTTACCAAAATTTCGTGGAATCGGCTTGAAAACCGTAGTTTACTCGGCACTCCCGATCTATTGGGCTATGCTGTTAGTGAGCACTTTTTTACACTGGAGTTGAAGGTAACATCAGGTAACAAAATCCGCTTCTCACCTCACCAAATAGCCTTTCATGTTAAACACAGAAAAAATACTTTTATCCTCGTTGCTTGCACCCTGGACCGTGGGCTTGTGCGCTTGTACCCTGGTCATCGGATCCTGGAGCTTGTGCACTCTGGCTTGAAGCTTGAACCCTTGGCTCTGGGATGGGACGCTTGTTGCCTCGAGCTTGAACGCTTGTAAGCTTGCGCCTTTGCGCCCTGAGCGCAGCATAATATTTTGGGTGTCTAAATTCCATTAATGTTTACCGTAACATACGTTTGGCGTTTCCCGGTCCCAGCATGCCCGGCAAGATCCGCACTGGTTCCCCTGATCTGGAGCCGGACAGGTCCTGGCGCTTCCGCTGGTAACTGTCGATGTCCACGGCCAGAATTTGACTGGCCCAGAGTCAATCATGTGTGATGACATTCTAATAATTAAATTTGTTGGTATTGTGGCAGGGTCAAGCTGTTTCAGGAACTGAGCCTCGCGCGTTGGCATCCAGTGTCTGGTCTGGCTTGTACGCTTGCACACTGTAAATATATTTTCTAAGTGCTTGAGACTTTGTATGTCTCCTGAGTCATGCCACCTGAACCAGTCCTGGCCAGATATGAGCGTCACCATTGCATCCACCCAGCGCGGATCTTCCAGAGCTTGTAACCTTCGACTCAACGCCGCTTGTACATTCTTGAATCTATATCGTCCCTTCAGGGCGTAACAACCTGCACACACTGAGCCCGGGACCTTCACCAGCTTGGCCCCTGTCTTACACGCCACGGCCGGCAGGTTGTGCGCTGGTCCTGGCATCTTGCTCGGCTTGCTCAGGCCACCTGTTATCATTCTCGCTTCTTTCTTTAACATAATATTCTCCTATAATATCTTATAACACATAAGCTTGTAACCTGTCAAGCTTGGGCGCTGGTGCGCAGGCGGATTCAGTCCGAAATTCGCTGTCGCGGTCAGCATTACCTGAACCATCTCTAGTCGAGATCTCGACCTGTGCTATAGAGGTTTCCACTCCTCACCAATAAACGCCCAAATATTTAGGGCAGTCGGATGGTTAGTCCGACACCATTGCCCCAAAACTTTTTACCAAGAACAATCGTAGCCGATATTCTTACCAGCTTTGATCTGTTCTTTTGCCCATTTTAAAAATTCTTCGTCTTGGGCTTTGTATTCTTTAACTTGTTCCTCTTGGAATTGTTGACCCCAAAAGAAACCATCATTGGCGAAACAATCATAATAATCATTTTTGATCGCCTTTTCCAGATCCTTGATTAGATCTTCTGTAATAGTCACGCCACCTTGCCCACCGTTAAATCCCAGATGTTGCAAGTCGTCGTGAGTATTATGATCCTGATCTTTTTTTTGTTTATTGAACTGCCTGGACATGAAGACCTGAAGTCTTGCATGTTTGCGCCAATAAAATTTTTCATGAACTTCACCTTTGCTATCTCGAAGTCCAGCGTATTGATCTAGTCCCATTGTATTCTCCTTTATAAGTTACCTGACCCAACACGATTTACAATATACGAACCCCTGCAAGTATGCTGGTGGTATACCCACGCAATTGAGCCAGATTTATTCTATATCTTATAAAATCCTACAAGTCAAATTAAAAATAAAAATAATTTTCTTGACTGCTTGTAGCTTGTAAACTATGGGCGGGCCCACCCGCTTGCAGCTTGTAAATTATGGGCGGGCCCACCCAAAAAAAAGAAAAATTTTTTTCAACCTCAGATTGTTGTCGGTTAACTCTTTAATTAAATACAATCTGAGGTTGACTTCATCAAGGACAGATGAAACTAGGTTGGGTTTTGTAAATTGGGATTATTAAATTGTTCGTATGTCATATCCCTATCTTCCCCTGTACATGCATTGTGCCAAAAATAAGTAAAAGAATATCCACCATTACTATTGCCCCAATGGTATCTTCGTTTTTTTTTCCACGCATTTTCTTCACTCATTGTTATTGGTTCATTTAATCGACCACTAACATTATCTATGGCTCTATCCATAAATTGTTCTGCCCAATCATTATAACAATTCATTGAGCAAAAATTTCCATTTCCATAATAGAAACTACTTCTTCTTCTTGTTTGATTTTTACGATTTCCTTTGGAACCTCGTTTCCTGTCCTTTGTGTCATAAGTATGGCACTTATGACTTTGACAATATTTTAATGTCATTTCTGTCCTTTCTTTCTGCAACCTACGAGTGTACCACACTGGCACTATCTCTCGTAGGTTAGCTTTAATGTTATATTAAGTTTTTATAAATAATATAATATCTTATATAATCCCTTGACTTCTATTGTCAATAGTTTAAAACAAATAATTATAAACATTAACAAAGAAAGAGGACACATGGCTAGAATAAGACTAAACCAAGAGTACCGAAACAAAGTTGCAAATCGTATCAAGCAATCTTTATTTCAAGAGGACACCCAAGAGAAGAAAAAGTATGACGATTTGAAAGGAAAACAAATCGACATAAATGATAAAGCTTGGTCTGTTGCAAAAGACATAGTGAGACGACACTATACAGATGAAGATGTAGAGAAAGCATACTATCTACAAAACAAGTTTGAAAATGTTTCGACTATTGCAAAAGATAGTTGTTTTCATTTTCACTATCAAGGTCTTGCAGAAGAAAAAGACTACAATGGAAATGTATCAATGGTTGAGAAACCAATAGAGAAGCATTTTGATTTTAAATTAAATGGTAGTTTCGATATTGATAATAACTATTCTGCTAATCGTGATAGTGCTTATGGCTTTGCTCTTTTTCGAGATGAAATAAATGCGCAAGATAATTGCAACGCAGATATTTTAATCGAGCAAGAGGGTAAAGACGATAACCCACACAAAAGAAAATTTGTTGATAACAACAATGAGTATCTTGGATTGAGTGGTGGTCGAAATAATGAAACCAAGTATGGTAAAGAGTGGAACGAAAAATATCAGCTTGATTTAATTGGTCGAGATTATTGTCGAGATAGGTCTATTGCTTGTACTGAACAAGAATTTAATTTTCTTGTTTCATGGAAACAAGCAAAAGCACAATTCGTTATTGCTCATGAAAAATGGATTAATTCAGTATTGAAACAAATGAAAGAAATCAAGATTGGATTAAAGGGCTACAAGTGGTTAGATGAGGGGATTGAGTTAGCAAACGAACTCGGTGTTGAAATTACTGACCATGAAATAATTAGAACTAACTCAACAGGGCTAGTTATTTACAATCCAAAAAATCTTGCCGAAAGAATTAAAGGCATGAAAAATACTGAAAAAACTAGAGAACAAAAGATTGCAGAGCGTGTTGCATATATGCAACAGCAACAAACTAATTCGGATAACCTAAATTAAATTGTTGCAATCAATGTGGGATTAGTTTAAGCTAATCCCATAACCACATAAGGTTATAGAAAGCGAGAAAACAAATGATAAATAATAAACCTTTCGTTATTACTTATTGGAGTGCGAGTGATAAGAAAACAATAACGAGAAATGCATTGTGGACAGATAAATGCAGATATTGGATATCAAAAAGTGGTCGTATGTTAATGACTTATTTTGATGTCGACCAAGATGGATATAGAACAGCGAGTGATAGTTGGAGTATCAAATTATGAAAAACCCACTAGACGAAAAGCAATTCTTCGTAATTGAGAAAGATGTCTTTTTGGACAATCCCAATTACAGAATACACAACAGAAAAATGTATCGATTGACTGACGCAATTAAAAAGATGTTGGCACTTGATTCATTGAACGAGGACAGAGAAAGGATTTCTTATCACTTACAAGAAGTTAATTTCTCAATGGTTAAAGAACCATTGGAACTTACAAAAGAAATTGAAGTGAAAGAACAACAATCAGAACTACCATTCTGATTTATCTCGCTAGGGTTAGGGGGTGAGGCTAATCCCCTAATCCTACAATGTCCCATGCAAAAACAACATATGTCCTTTTTGCATAACCACATTTAGTGTTGCCAATAGAGGTACCACTACATGTTGTATTTTTGCTTGAAAACTATGGGAGGGCCCACCCATTGACACAGAAGGGGTCCCAAGTATGTACATATATGTAAGATTTAGACTCTTATAGCCAACATTTGAAAAATAGGTTATAAAAAAATATTATAAAAAATTTTATGAAAAATTTTTCAGGATTGACCCCAGAGGAAAGAGCACGACTCCTGGAGTTAGAAAAGAGTGTAGAACTAGATAAAGCCAGACCCGTAATCAAAAAAGACTTTTTGAGTTTCGTCAAGTATGTTTGGCCTGAGTTTATTGAAGGTTCTCACCACAAAAAAATCAATAAAAAATTTAATGATCTCGCCAACGGGAAAATTAAACGTCTGATCATCAACATGCCGCCAAGACATACAAAGTCGGAGTTTGCCTCATACTTACTCCCGGCATGGATGGTTGGCCTCGATCCCCGGTTAAAGATCATTCAAGCCACACACACGGCTGATCTTGCTGTCGACTTCGGCCGTAAGACCAAGAACCTAGTAGATCAACCAAACTATAAACAATTATTCGACACACGTTTGATGGAGGACTCACAAGCCGCTGGTAAATGGAAAACGGAACAGGGAGGAGAATACTTCGCTGCCGGTGTTGGTGGAGCAATCACAGGTCGTGGTGCTGATCTATTAATCATTGACGATCCACACAAAGAACAAGATATTAAAAAAGATAGTAAGTCATTCGAGAAAGCATGGAACTGGTATACATCAGGTCCACGTCAACGTTTACAACCAGGCGGTCGTATCGTTGTAGTTATGACCCGTTGGAGTACCAAGGATTTAACTGGACAACTGATCAAGGCTCAGGGAGAAGAGAACTCTGATGAATGGGAAGTTGTAGAACTACCAGCCCTGCTTCCTGATGGTAAACCCGTGTGGCCAGAATACTGGAGCAAGGATGAATTAGAAAAAACCAAAGCATCAATTCCAGTTAACAATTGGAACTCTCAGTATATGCAACAGCCAACAGCTGAAGAAGGTGCAATTATTAAACGTGAATGGTGGCGAAATTGGGAAGAACAAGAACCACCTAAATGTGAATTTATAATACAATCATACGATACAGCTTTTCTTAAAAAAGAATCTGCTGACTATAGTGCAATAACAACGTGGGGAGTATTTGAGACCGAGGACCACGGACACAATATAATCTTGCTTAACGCTTTTAAAGATCGCTATGAGTTTCCTGAACTTAAAAAGGTAGCTTACGAAGAGTATCTATACTGGCGTCCGGATATGGTTGTAGTCGAGGCCAAGGCATCGGGGATACCTCTAACAGCAGAATTAAGAGATATGGGAATCCCAGTTGTTAACTTTACACCGAGCCGAGGAAATGATAAACATGCAAGGGTAAACTCTGTATCACCGCTGTTTGAGACAGGAATGATCTGGGCTCCTATGCACCAACATTTTGCTCAAGAGGTGGTGGAAGAGTGCGCGTCATTTCCGTTTGGAGATTATGATGATTATGTCGACTCTATGACTCAAGCGATTATGCGTATTAAACAAGGCGGAATAGTTCGTAATAAAGATTCTTACAAAGACGAACCAATGCCTGATAGGAGTAGATTAGAATACTATGGCTAGGAAACAGACACTCGATTTAATTTTAAAAACATTCCGAGATTTAGGAGGGAACCTAAATGAAGTTATGGGTACCCGAACTAATATTAATTTTTTAGGTAAAGGTAAATCTCCAGAGCTAATGGTTGATATGGATATTAACACCGAAGCATTAGGTGTGTTACCACAATCAAAAGCAGTAGAAGAGTTAACCAGTTCAGTTGGGTATGCAGTTTCAAATAAATTAAATGATGTTCAAGCTAATAAACTTTTGGACAACATGACTAAAATGAAAAATTTTTACATGCCTCCTGCAGCGCCAACGAACATTACAGATCTTAAAACAGGAACTAGAAATTTAGACAAAGAAGGTTTGATGTCATTAAGACAGGCAGATGATCTTGATCTACCACCAGGTGATCCTGATTTACCACCACCAGGAAGTCGTGGTGGACCAGAGGATATTGCAGCACCCTTTTCAGGTGGAGGACTTGAGGCACTTAAGAACGTAAAGAATAATGATTTAATCATGAACGATGTATTAAATAAAATTTATTTAAATGCAGGTGTTACAGAAAATGCTCAGCCGGTGGTTAGAGCAAACGCTAGAGAATTTTTAAATAGAATAAAAAATTTAAGTGATGAAGTAGAAGGCACAACTTTATCTGGTGTTATGGAAGCAGATGATTTTAAATTTATGACTGAGGGTGGCGGTGGAGCAATGGGTGATCCATTTTTATTAGTACAAAAATACTTTGGACCGAAAGTTGCAGCGGCAGTTGCAAAACTAGATACACCAAATGATATACAATTATTTGCTGAAAGATTAATCAGTGTTAAAGACAAAGGTGGTAGAGGAGTTACCGATAGAATGTTTGATCCCGATACTGTTGATATTTCTGATTTTGAATTTGCAGATGGTGGACGTGTGCCTTTCTTTGCTGGACGACTTGTGGGTAAAGCGTTAGGTATGTCTATGAGAAAGAAAGCTTTAGAACGAGGAGCAGGTGAAGGTTTTGCTGCTGCTGAAGCATATGGTATTACCGGAAGAGATATCTCTCGTTTATTTGCAGAGCTTGCAAAAGATAAAACTTTAGTGGGTAAAGAAAAAACAGAATATTTTAAAATATTAAATCAAGCGTTAAAAAATCCTGAAGACTTTCCAGATGAAATATTACAGATCCAAAAGAAACTAGGAATCGACATTGGCATGAAGAGTGGTGGCCTAGCTAAAATTCTGGAGGTGTAATGCTAGTTAGCACCAAAAAAAATTTAGAAAAATTACGAGATCTTCTTAAAAAAGAACCACAACCTGTTTCAATGGAAAAAGCTACAAAGCTTTTTAAACAAGCTTTTCCTCAAATAGAAGATCCGTATCGTGGTCTTTCAAAATACAAAGGTAAATACCCTTCTTATTTTAGAGGAATAAAGTTTGATTTAGTAACTAACGAAGGAGACAAAGTTAGAGATTATTTAAAAAGAATATCTAAAGATAAAAAAGAAATTATAACAAGTTCTACAAAAGTAAACAAAGGAGCTAAAACTAATTTAGGTATATCTACAATAAATGATATTGTAAAAAAATTTAATCAACGAAACAATAAACAAATTTTACTTCGAGGCGGTACACAGTTTCAAGATAGTAAGTATGATGAAACCTATAAAAACTCTAAAAAGTTTAAAAAATTCTATGACGAGTCTTATGATACTCCATGGAGTAAAGCAGAAACATATCAAAAAACTAATGCGTATAAATCTTTTCTAAGAAGAGGAGAAACAAAAATACCATCAAACTACACTTTAAATACTGAAGAGTTTATGAAAAAACTCGGTATTTCTAGTAAACCTACTTTAGATAGTTATGTCAGTAACCCTGATATGAACAGCACATCAAGATTTATAAAAGATAATTTTGATTTTAAGATAGGAGCTACAGAAACTGGAGCTTTTGTAAAAGGTGCGGGAACTAAGCAACGTTATTGGAAAAACCCATCAGACACTGTGCTTAGAAAATGGAAACGTTTTACTAACTCAAGAATCATGACAGCAGGCATGAGAGATAACATTAGCGAGTTATATGCTAATAAAGATATTCAAGACATAATTTTTAAAAGTAAAAAACTACCTACGTTGTTTGAAGTTCAAGACGCTCTAGGAACAAAATCACCAACAACGGCTGCAAACACAATGGCTTTACTTGCAAAGGTTTTAAAAGGAGATGAATTTAGAATACCTTTCGATGATATTCCAAAGGATGTAGTTGTTGGAAAAAGAATATTACAACAGATTGGAGATATTGGAACTAGAAATCCTTACCGAGTTGCATTCTATCAAGCAGCTTTAGCAAATGTAGATCAAATATATAAGAACGCAGGTAATACAACTTTAACTTCCTTCAAAGATAATTTTAGAGATGAAATGAGATCTTTGCTAGGTTTAAAAGGAAAAGAAAATATACCGTTTAGTGTTAATGAAGTTATTGGTGTTAGTACTGGAGAGATGAGAGGGCTACAACCATATTCTGCTTTTGTAGATGTTACTGCAAAAGGTATAAACGAAGGACCGCTTGCACAATATCAAGGCAGACTTTCAAAAGCTATTGGTCAAGTTCAAGAAAAACTTGCAAAGGATGATGTTGCTGGTGCAGAAAAAATTGCAAATAATTTAGGTAAAAGTGTTTCAACTTATAAAGGATTTAAAGATTTAACGCCTGATCAAATAAATAAATTAGGTTTAGCAGAAATTAAAATTGGAACAGATATAGATCCTAAAATATATTCTCCTGAACAACTAACGAGATATAAAGCAAGAGGATTAGATATTCAAAAATTAGCGGACCAAGAGGGTTTTTATATTGATACAAAAGGCAGAAGACCTTACTTTGAAGTTTCAACAGATAAATTAAAAAAAGTAGCAAGTAATTTATCTAAAAAAGAACAACTAGAGGTATGTAGTTTATTGTCTAGTGGAGGACTTCCAGGTAATTGTGCAAAAGCAATAGATGAAAACCCTGTAAAATTTTCTCAAATCGTAGATCAATCACCTGCAACAACTACTGCTATGCAAAAATTAAAAGCAGCAGCAACAGGATTTTTGAAATCCGGTGGTTTTAAAACATTTGGTGCAGGTGCAGCTGTAGGGACAGCAGTAGGACTTGTTAAATTATTTAAAAATGATGATCCAACAACTTATTTATCAAACGAAGATCAACAAAAAAATATGTTAGTTGATATGGCAACACAGCCTGTGTCTATTGATATAGAAAGACCTGCAATATTAGATTATCAACTACCAGCATTAGGTGCATCATTAGCTGCTTCGACAGCATTAGCTGCACCATCAACAATCAAAGCAAGTAAATCAAGAGCACTTGGTATTGAAAGAAAACCACCTGGTGTTGCTAAAACAGGTCTAAGAGTTTTAGGTAGAGGACTAGGAATTGCAGCATCACCTGCATTACTAGCACCTTTTGCAGTTGGAGATATCGCAAGTCAAATAGCAGAAGGAGACTCACCTACAGATATTGCAACAAATCCATTTAATTATTTATATCCTGCATTTGCCGATCAAACACCTAAATTAACAAGAGGGTTAAGTCCAACAATTAGAAAAGTTGCTAGACTAGGTTTAAAAGGACCTGCATTAAAACTATTGTCTAGAGCAGGTATAGGTGGATTTGCAGCCTCTGCTGCTATACAAGGATTAGGATTATTAGATGACTAAAAAATTAACAACGACGATACCACCAGAACGAGGGCCTCATTCACAAGGGTTGAATGTTCCTGGAAAAAAGACTATAGTGGTGTCGAACTCGGAGAAAAATAATGTCAGAAATAGACAAGTCTTTACCAAACGTAGAGCAGGAAATAAAATTACCTAGCGAAGAAGAGATTGCAGTAGCGTCTGAAGAAAATATTAAAGAACAGGTTGGACCAGATGATGTCCAAGTAACACAAGAAGAAGACGGAAGTGCTACAATTACTTTTGATCCAGAAGCTGTAAATCAACCAGGCACAAACGAACATTTTGACAATTTAGCAGATTTATTACCCGAAGAAGTTTTAGGCAGATTAGGCTCTGAACTTTATGAAAACTATATGCAATACAAAGCATCTAGAAAAGAATGGGAGGATGCCTACACTAAAGGTTTAGATTTATTAGGATTTAAATATGAAACAAGATCACAGCCATTTACAAATGCAAGTGGTGCAACACACCCTGTATTAGCAGAAGCAGTCACACAATTTCAAGCACAAGCTTACAAAGAATTACTTCCAGCAACTGGTCCAGTACATACTCAAATGATGGGTGTACCAAATAGACAAAAAGAAGACCAGGCTAAACGAGTAAAAAATTTCATGAACTATCAACTCATGAATAAGATGAAAGAGTATGAACCCGAGTTCGATCAGTTACTTTTTTATCTCCCTCTTAGCGGCTCTGCATTTAAGAAAGTTTATTACGATGAACTACTTGGCAGAGCCGTGTCTAAATTTGTTCCAGCGGATGATTTAATAGTTCCATACACTGCAACATCTTTAGAAGATTCTGATTCAATTGTTCACGTATTAAAAATATCAGAAAACGATTTACGAAAAAAACAAGTCGCAGGTTTTTATAGAGATATAGAAATCACACCAGGATACTCTCAAGAAACAGAAGTTGAGAAAAAAGAAAGAGAGCTTGAAGGTGTTAGAAAAACTAGAGATGAACAAATGTTTACAATCTTGGAAATACACACAGATCTTGATCTTGAAGGTTTTGAAGATAAAGATGCAGAACAAAATCCAACAGGAATAAAACTTCCTTACATTGTAACTATAGATACATCATCAAGAGAAGTTTTATCTATTAGAAGAAACTACAAAGCTGAAGATCCATTAAGAAACAAAATAGAATATTTTGCACACTTTAAATTTTTACCAGGGCTAGGTTTTTATGGCTTTGGTTTAATTCACATGATTGGTGGATTATCACGAACCGCAACGAATGCACTCAGACAATTATTAGATGCTGGTACTTTTTCAAATATGCCAGCTGGATTTAAGCAAAGAGGTATTCGTGTTAGAGATGAAGCGCAATCGATACAACCTGGAGAGTTTAGAGATGTAGATGCACCCGGAGGAAATATTAGGGATGCATTTATGCCTTTACCTTTCAAAGAACCATCAGCAACATTATTACAATTAATGGGCATAGTGGTTCAAGCAGGTCAACGATTTGCCGCCATAGCTGACATGCAGGTCGGTGACGGCAACCAGCAGGCAGCTGTTGGAACGACCATTGCCCTCTTAGAGCGAGGCTCCAGGGTCATGTCAGCCATACATAAAAGATTGTATGTGGCGTTAAAAAAAGAATTTACTTTACTTGCAGAAGTATTTAAAACTTACTTACCACCAGAATATCCTTATGATGTTGTTGGTGGACAAAGAAATATTAAAGTTGCAGACTTTGATGACAAGGTAGATATTTTACCTGTTGCTGATCCAAACATATTTTCACAATCACAAAGAATTAGTATGGCCCAAACAGAGTTACAACTTGCAATGTCAAACCCTGGAATGCACAATTTATATGAAGCATATAGACATATGTACGATGCTATTGGTGTAAAAAATATTGATCAAATATTACCACCACCTCAACAACCTATGCCGATGGACCCAGCATCTGAAAATATTATGGCAATGAGTGGTAAACCTTTTCAAGCATTTAAAGGTCAAGACCATAGAGCACATATAACTTCACATTTAAATTTTATGGCAACTAATATGGTAAAAAATAATCCAGCTATTATGGGTGCATTACAAAAAAATATTTTTGAACATATTTCTTTAATGGCACAAGAACAATTAGAGGTAGAATTTAGAGAAGAAATACAACAATTAATGCAATTACAACAAATGGCACAACAAAATCCTGCAATGGGACAGAATCCACAAGTTCAACAACAAGTTATGCAGTTAAGTATGTCTATTGAAGCAAGAAAAGCTAAATTAATTGCTGATATGACACAAGAATTCAAAGAAGAAGAAAACAAAATTATGGGTGATTTTGGAAATGACCCGATTGCTAAACTAAAAGCAAGAGAATTAGACCTTAGAGCTATGGATAATGAGCAAAAACGTACTCAAGCAGAGGAAAGATTGAATCTTGATAAGTCAAAAGCTATGATGAACCAAGGTATTCAAGAAGAAAAGCTTGAACAAAACGAAGAATTGGCTAAACTAAGAGCTAATACATCGATTGAGAAAACTATTTTAGGTAAAACTCTTCCGAGTTCGGATCAAATGCCTGGAAATGTTGCAATCATTCGAAAAACTGGAGAATAAATATGAAAAAAAATAAAAAAGATAGTCACGCAGGCATGACTCACGTAAATCACAACATCTTTTTGAACAACGATGGTTTTTCAAACGGAGGAGTTGAGATAGAAGTGTCAAAACCTACAGAAACTCAATCTGTTCAGGTAAAAGGACAAAGAAGAATGCTTGACGAGAAAAAAAGTAAAGCAGATTGGTACTAATATGTGGTTATCGGCGATAAAATTAGCCGTTTCTGCTGGAAGTAAGATTTATGCTAACAAGCAGAGAACTAAAATGGCAATGTCAGACGCACAGCTTATGCATGCTGAACGTATGGCCCGAGGTGACGAAGCTTACCAAGGAAAATTGTTAGAAGCCCGTCAATCGGACTGGAAAGACGAGGCCGTTTTGATAATTCTCAGTTTGCCCGTATTGGTGCTCGCTTGGGCAGTGATATCGGACGATCCAACCGCTATGGATAAGGTAAAACTATTTTTCGAGATGTTTTCGCAGCTCCCTTCATGGTTCACAAACCTGTGGATCCTTGTGGTTGCCAGCATATATGGTATAAAGGGAACGCAAATATTTAGAAACGGGGGTAAAAAATAATGGCAAAGAAGAAAAAAAGTAAGATAAAAAAATTTCTTAAAGGTGCAGCATTAGCAGGAGCAGCAGCTCTTGGCGCAGCAGCGTTAGGAAGAAGAAAACAGAACCAAACATATCTTGATGAAGAAGGTGGAGACATATCGATTCTTCCTAAAAGAAAACGATTTGTAAACGTTGATGGTAGAATGGCGTTTCCAATTGATTATGATGCAAATCCAAGAGAAATAGCTAGTAAGGTTGCAGACTACGGTTTTGATACAAGTAAAGCTAATATGGGACTGCCAATTCCAACTGATAAAACTTTAGCAGGTGATTATGGAAGTGGATTTAGTTATTTTAAAAAAGGTGGAAGAGTAAGAAAAGTTGGATCTGCAAAACGTGGATTCGGTAGAGCAATGAAAACAGCAAATAGGAGTAAGAAAAAATAATGCCTGGAACAATGATGATGAAAAGACCTATGATGAAAAAAGGTGGAAAGGCTTTGAAGAAAGTTAAACCATCTCAAAAAGGTTTAAGAAAATTACCCAAAAAAGTTAGAAACAAAATGGGTTATATGAAAAACGGCGGAAGAGCAAAGTAATGGCCGGAAAAGGTTTGTATGCAAATATCCACGCTAAAAGAAAGCGTGGAGGTAAGATGCGAAAGAAAGGTGCAAAGGGTGCACCAAAAGCATCTGACTTTAAAAGAGCAAAACAAACAGCGAGAAAAAGATAATGACTAAACTTTGTCCTAGAGGAAAAGCAGCGGCAAAAAGAAAATTTAAGGTATACCCTAGCGCCTATGCTAATGCCTACGCATCAAAAATATGTGCAGGTAAAATTAAAGATCCCTCTGGTGTAAAGAGAAAAGATTTCAAAGGACCTAAACCTGCCGGAAAAAAAGACGGTGGTAGAATAAATTTTAGAGGTGGTGGAATCTGTAAGAAAGGGATGAATAGAAAAATTCTTAGGGCATAAAATGGCTGGTTTAAAAGAATGGTTCAAACAAGATTGGGTAGATATAGGCGCCAAGAAAAAAGGTGGAGGTTTTAAAAAATGTGGAAGAAAATCTGCAAGTGGTTCAAAACGAAAGTATCCAAAGTGCGTGCCTGCTGCAAAAGCAGCAAGCATGACAGACTCTCAGAGGCGGAGTGCCGTTGCAAGAAAAAGAAGTAAAGCACAAGGTGTTGGTGGTAAACCAACTAATGTTGCAACATTTGCAAAAAGAAAAAAAATGGGTATGGGAGGTTTAGTTTGAGAAAACAAGATAACATGCCAGCAAGAAATAAAAAGAATTTCAGACCTACAAAGTCTGGAGCAGGTATGACACGAGCCGGTGTCGCTGCCTATAGAAGAGCA